CTATGGTAGTGGTTGGTGTCTCGGAGGCCCCTGACAGCGTTTACGTAGACGTTGAGAGCTATCTGGGTAGGCCGATGATCCAAAAGCATGGTCATATGTGGTTTTTAGAGTCAGACTTAGATCTCGTATAATTAAGTTAAAGTGAACTTCACTAATCATCCTTTTTTAGAATCCCCTACCGCTAAAGACATTGTTTGGCTGTACAACAACGACCTGTCTTTGCTCAAGGAGCTTCATACTGCACATGAGAATAGGATTCAGGCTTCTGAGGATGACCCCGTAAGGCACGGGTTCGATCTTCCGGGCTGGGGGCGTATTGAGGAAGGTTTACAGCAGCACAACGAGTGTCTAGCTTTAGGAGGTAACAGATCGGGTAAGACTACCGGCTTTGCTAAGATTGTCATGAAAGCGGTAACGGAGAGCAATGACGGTCACGTTGTGTGCTTTTCTCAGAACGAGGACACCTCTATTAAGGTGCAGCAGTCCGCTATTTGGGAAATGATGCCCAAGGAGTTCAAGAAAAAGACTAAGAGCATCGAGGGGTACATTAATTACAGTATGCAGAACGGGTTTACGGCTAAGAGCTTTATCTTTCCTGATACCCGTACCCGTGTAGATTTTAAGACGTACACGCAGTACAGCAACAACCAGACGATCTTAGAGGGCTTTGAGTACGGTTTTCCTAATGCCAAGGGGCTAAACATAGGTGCGTGGTTAGATGAGTACCTAGGCGATTCTGCGTTAGTGAACACTCTTAGGTTCCGACTAGCTACTAGAGATGCTGTTATGGGGATAGGTTTTACTCCGATTGATGGCTATACTCCGTTTATTTCTGATTACCTGAAGAACATCCAAACCCTAGAGACAAGGAAAGCTCAGTTATTGAACAGGGAGCTTCCCGTAAGGCAGTACAGTCCATCGAGGGATGCGTCTGTAGTGTACTTGCACTCTGATGAGAACCCGTTTGGGGGGTACGAGCGTATTGCTAAAGATCTCAGGGGAAGGCCAGAAGAAGAAGTACTAGTTCGTGCTTACGGTGTTCCCGTAAAGAGCATGACTTCTTTACTCCCTCTTTTTAACACTGAAGTGAACGTGCTAAAGGGTGAAGAGCCAAATAAGTACGGTATGAAGTTCCCTGACGTGTCCGATAAGTCTAGGTACACGGCGTACCAAGTAGTGGACCCAGCTGGTGCAAAGAACTACGTTTCTATATGGGCTGCTGTAGACGGTAACGATAACGTGTACATCTGCCGTGAGTGGCCTGATTGGGATACTTATGGGGATTGGGCAGAGTTCGGGGACCCTAAGTGGAAATTTGGCCCTGCTTCAAAGAAGGTTGGATTAGGAGTACAGGGATACGTGCAATTATTTGAAGAGATTGAAGAGGAGCTAGGTATACAGGTATTTGAGCGAATTGGGGATTCTAGATTCTTTGCTAAAGAGAACGAGAACAACGAAGATTTATTTATGGCCTTTGAGGAGCACGACATGATGTTCGTTCCCTCTGACGGGCGTATGGAAGAGGTTGGGCTTTCTGCATTAGATGAGTGGTTTAACTACAATCCTAATGAACCGATTGATTCCGCAAATAAACCTAGGTGCTATATACACGAGAGCTGTCGTAATTTAATTGATAGCCTTATCAACTACAACTCAAAGGGTAAGATGGACGAGCCCTTAAAGGACTTCTTTGACGTTATTCGGTACTTGCGAATGGCGAACGCTGGAGAAGGCCCAGTCCACGTAACAGCTCGCGATTTATCAGTAACTCGCAGAGGAAATGGAGGATACTAATGAAGAAAAGATTAACTAAAATTGCTGAAGAAAATAATGCACAATTCAAGGACTTAATTGGTCTTTGTTCTGAAAAACTAAGTCCTAGTATGGTTACTGGATCAGGTAAAAATACATGGATCTCTGAGGAAGGACAGGAGATACTAACTGAAGCTATAGAGGCTCCAGAGGCTACTGCAAAGCATATTAATGCTAAGGTCATAAAGGTAGCACCTAACAAAAAGTACGTTTATGCGTACGTCCGTGAAACCGAATCTAAAATACCTGTGCTTGTTCCCAAGAAGTTTTCGGCAAGATTAGTTGGGAAATCAATTACAGTTGAAGTTATTGAAGACGTAAATGGAGTTTCTTACAGATACAGAAGAGGAACGGCTTAACTGCTTAGTTCAGGATAGGAAGTTTTTGTCCGAGGAGATAGACCGTCTATTAGGATGGGAGCTTCTTAGGCTAATTTCATTGCATAATTCAGAGCGGCTGATGCAAAACAGCGAATTCTGTGATAAGATTGGGGTAAACTACTGGTACTCATACAGGGTTTTGTACAAGGTGCAGGATAAAGCACATCAATTTTTAAAAAACTTAGATAACTAATGCAGAACGACGATTATTCAAAGGCAATAACATACGTTGGCAAAAAACCAGATATAGACGTTCTCATAAAGGCGTACCAGACTACAACAAACGAATTGGAGTCCTACTACGACCTATGTCGTACATCGTACGATGACAGAAGGAACTGGTGGCCGGGTAAGAGTCGAGATCTGCGTAAACATGGTGCTGATGCCTTTCCTTGGGATGGAGCTTCTGACTTAGAAAGCCACGTTATTGACGAGCGCGTAACTCGATTAGTTTCGTTGTTCATGTCTGCTCTAAATAGGGCAAATATACAGGCGTTTCCCGTAGAGACTACAGACATTCCTAGGGCTAAGGTGGTTTCTAACTTCTTGAAGTGGATGACAACCTCTGGATACATTCCGAGGTTCAAGCAAGAAATGGAACTAGCAGCGAACTACCTTCTTGAGCGTGGTATGATGGTTACGTACTGCGGTTGGATAATGGAAGATCGCACATTTAAGCAGAAGATAGATCTAAGAAGGATCGCTGCTGCTAGTCCTGAGTTAGCTGAACTAATAGCTAGTGGTCAGAACGATGAAATAGTAATTCAGCAGATGCAATCCGCTGTTCAGGTGTCTGAGGCGAACGCAAAAAAGGCGTTAAAAGAGCTGCGTGAAACGGGAGTGGCCGAGGTCCCTACTGTACGCAGACAAGTAAACGCTCCAGAGGTAAAGACCGTAGCCCCTGATGGCGATTTTATTTTCCCCGCTTATGTAACGGACCCACAACGTGCCCCTTATTGCTTTTGGCGCACGTATTACACTGCACAGGAGTTGCAGAATAAGGTAAGTACAGATGGGTGGAATCAAAATTTCGTGGAGCACGTAATCGAAAACTTCTCTGGTGTAAACATAAATTCCTTGGAACGGGAGCAGGAGGGAAGGCGAAGCACATCATTAACTGATGATGCTTATGAGGCAGAGGAACTGATTGAAATCATACATGGTTACCAGAGGTTGATAGACGAGGACGATAAGTCCGAAGGTATCTACGAGACCGTGTTCCACGAATCTTTTTCAGGAGATGCTGGCGTAGGCATACAAGCGTACGCTAAGTTCGATCTCTTAAACGGGTATGAGGACTACCCTGTAGTCGTTACTAGGTTCAGTGAGGACACCAAGCGTCTTTATGACGCAATGACGGTTCCATCGCTTCTGAGAGGCATACAGAACCAAGTTAAGGTAGAACGTGATAGCCGAATAGACAGCAACAGCTTGTCTACGCTACCGGCTGTTACGCATCCTAAAGGTCGCAAGCCGGAGGAGATTGGTCCGGGTAGATTTATTCCAGAGGTTCGTCCCGGAGAAATTAGCTTTATGCAGGGACCGGGATTCAATCCCGGATCTATAGAGATGGAGAACAACCTTCAGGCTCAAGCTGACAGAATTGTTGGCCTAGATGAAGAGTCTCCTCTCAGTAGCGTACGCAGGCAGTTCTTGGTTGACAAGTACCTTCAGCACATCGCTAAAGTAGTTACTACTTGTTACAAAAATTTTCAAAGGTTCGGACCAAACGAGATATTTTTTAACGTAACTGGAGTTCCAGATCCTCAGATGTTTGATAAGGGTGATCCGAACGAAAATTACGACGTTACTATAAGTTTTGATGTTCTTAATGCTAGTTCAGAAAAACAAGAGGCTAAATTAAATCAGTTGGTTTCATTGGTTCAGATGGACAGAAACGGACTGATTGACGTAGATAAACTGCTAACAGCGATTGCTGGAAGCATTGACCCCGTTCTAGCTAGTGGAATTTTACGTCCTGCTCAAGAGGCTCAGGACAAAATGCTAAAAGATATTACAGATGACCTATCGAAAATTTATGCGGGTATCGAAGTTCCAGCGCGTCCTAACGGTGCTCAAGCTGCTTTGCAAATTATTCAAAGCTATGTACAACAGCCAGATGTTGGAAAACGGCTTCAAGAGGATGAAGCTTTTGCCCAGCGTCTACAAAAGTACAATGCACAGTATCAGTTCGTTATGCAGCAAGCTCAAAACGCTCAAATAGGCCGCGTAGGTACTGCACCAGCTCAAATGGGTGAGGTACAGACTCAAGGTATGCAGCAGTAATGCCTGATAATAAGTCAGTATCCGAGTACGCTAATCAGCGCGCTAATAATAAACTTTTTGGTTTTGAAATTAGGAATAAGTTATTTGCTGGAGAAGATGCTTTT